ACCATGTCTTGAGCGGCCAGGACCACTTGAGCTTGTTGAATTTCGCTTTCGTTCAGTCGGCGTGCCATTCTACGGAAGCGACTTTCGGCCTGCATCATTGCGGCTGATGCCACCAGTTTTTGTTCTTCAGGATTCAATGTTTGTCCACTGGCTGACTTTTTCAGTGCGGCGGCCAGTTTAGGATCTTTTGGGGCGGTACCAGCAGTAGGTGCAGGTGCAGTACCGGGTGCAGGAGGAATGACGTTTTCTTGCAAGCGACTAGACAGTGCCTGTTCCATCATTACCAATTGCAGATAACGTGGATCTTGCTCACTGTTATGACGTTGCGCAGTTTTGCGATGCTCGCCCAAGATACCACGTACTTTGCCCAGCATTGATTGGGTTTGGCCACGTGTCAATTGGTCAAAGCGAATGCGGCTACCAAAGTAACTTTCGAATACTTTGGCTATTTGCTTACTTGGCGTTGGAGCCGATAGTTCTTGCAGTTTCATTATTAAATCCCTTAATTTGCATATATTTAGCCTGATTTACACATTTCTCTAGTTCGGCTGTGACTGAGTTGTACTGGTCTATCTTGGGTTGCAGTTTCATGTTTATGATTTCATAAAATGATTCTGTTCTCCCGCGCTCGCCAATGGCTTGTCGGCAGTATATATCTGCCGCTAGTGCTTGTTTTTTACGATCCAGCACCAGTATCTGGTTGGATAGATTATACTGCTGTTGATGATCTGTTGTACACCAACTCATTGCTGTTTTTTTTGTGCTGAACGAATGAATAGCTTTGTCCCAGGTACTGACTTGAAATCTGGTGCCCTGAGGCTGTATGCGATATTTTCCAAAAACCACAAGGGAACCGGTGCCATCATCTATTATGATACTATCGATATTACGTTTGAGCTCACGTTCGGCCCAGGCATCTAGTTTTTGTTCTTGGGTCATTTTATTACATAGTGAGAGATCATATAACCCAACGCTGCCATTAGTACCCCAATGGATCCTACAGCCCAGTTGAGCAATTGATTGTTGCGCTGATCGTTCATTTGAGTCACTGTTTCGTGTATTTCTCGAGCAGTTACGCTAACAGAGGCAACGTCAGTTTCCAGATTCTCTAGTTTGAGTTCCAGGTGACGATAACGCTCTGCACACAGTTCAACGTGCGCTTCAAGACTTTTCTTTTCAATATCAGTTGTGTCAACCATGATTACTCCAATGTATTATTTACCGTAAAGAACCAAATGTTTTGATTGTGTCCTGATGTGGCAATGGTAGGTGCCAGACTGGGTTGTTCAGTTAAATTCAACATCATAGGAACTCCTTCACAATCTTGTTTGAGTCCAGCCAAGGGATCTGCATTGCCATGCATTGCAAACACACCTTCTGACTCAGAGTCAAACTCAAACTCCCATTCTGCGTCTTTCTTCTCAGGCACAGTGAGGTCAATGGGTTGTGTTCGCAAACTTATAATTTGCAAAAGTGTTTCCCAATTACGTTGTTGATTGCGCGAATGATTCCAGTCTTGTTGATTGCGTACAGTTTGTCCAGCACGGTCTACAAAAGGAATTTCGCTTGATCTGTAGTGTCCAGTCACACCAGTAAGACTACAATCAAAAAGGGTACGGCACAGTATCTTCATTCTGTGAGTATTTAATGCCAAAAAGAAACCCTGGAGTTTTTAATTCCAGGGTTTGGATGATCGCTAACTGATTACAGGTTAGTGAATGTTGCGGCTGCAGTAACGTTGGCAGTTGGAATACCAATGTTCAAGCCACCAGTTGCGTTGGCTGTCTGAGCCGCTGTAACCAGGGTTGATGTGGTGTACGCACCACTTGGGTAGATAGCCAAGTTGATAACGCCAGCAACTGCACCAGCTTGATACATTGCGATAGTACCAATTTGTTGAACTGCTGTCAACACGTTGTTCAAGTAGCCGTTAACGTTACCAGCGTTGGTCAACGCGGCGTTAGCTGTCAAAGTGAAGAAGTCAAGTTTTGGACCTGCCAATTGAACTGGACCTTGAGCTGCTACGTTGGCTGTGCCTGCGATGGAACCGTTTGCCACGTCCAGTGCAAATACTGGTTGTGTAGTTCCGTTTACTTTTGTAAATACTGCCATGATAAATTTCCTTTAAGTTAGTGGTCTCTATGGACCTGCTTTTATTTAGCCAGTTTGGAAAAATCACGCCTGTTGCGGATTGTTTCTCTGACGATTTTGAGCCGCAAATGCATTGGGATCAAATCTATTTACCGCTTTTGCATAGCCCACAGGAGTGGCCATTACCCAGCCTTCTTGCCCTGGGTATTCGGTATCTGCTTGACGCAACAGGTGCATTTTGACATCATGTAACAAGTTAAACGCATTAAATGCGGCTGCCAAGGCAGCTGTATTGGACGTGGGACTGTTCAAGTATTCCACAATGTTGCGAAACTTTTGTGGTGTTACTTTTGTTTCTAACCAAGTACCAAACTCAGGCAACAGTGTGGCACCGTTGAGTGGACTACCTACTTTGGTGTTGATAAAATCCACACAAAGTTTTGCTAGGTCTGTGATCTTGTGTGCCCGTAATTCTGTTGGATTGAACAGCGTGTCAATTGCTCGGCCCTGAGACTTAACCAACTGCTTGAGTTGTTTTTCAGCCGTGGTTTCTGTTTCCAGTGCTCGAGGACTTGCTGGCCGTTCTAGCATCAAGCCTGGAACATCATTGAATTTTACTCCACTGAGTGGTTGACGTGCATCTCCTGCATCTGCATACATCGAGTGAATGGCAATGCCAATGTTGGAGTTGCCAATGCGTTGTCCCAGGGCGCTCTTGACTGGAATTCGGTATTCCACTGTGTTGGGACGGAACACATAGTTGCCTGCTTCCACAGGCGGTGTTGACATATACAACAAGTCGCCTTTGACATAGCCACGGAAGTTGGGCGGTAGTGCAGCTTCTAGCACAGGAAATAATGTGGCATACAAATTAATAAGTTCAGTTCTGTCACCCGAGCGCCGACTTTGTATGTCTGCCATCATGCGTGGACTTGTGGCTAGACCATCATATCCCTTGGCTTCAAATCCCGATCCATCTGTCAACACAAACTCGCCTGTGGCAGGTTTGCGGCCAAATATCACAGCAGGTTTGCCGTCCCACTTGGCTGTTACTGTCTTGGGTTGTTGAGTAGCATGGCTGACAATTTCCAGTGCGTCTCGAATACCTTGTGTGCCACGACGGAACACTAGATCTTCAAGATGTTCAATGCCCTTGGCTCTGCCACCAACTCCGGCTTGCTCGGCTTCCACGAGAGCAACATAACCTCGGTTCACAATACGGTCACGTAGTCGTGCTAGAAAGTTAACGTCACTTTCTGCCATGCCCATTTCGGGTTCTTTTACACCTTCACGTGAGATGTATTCACGGAAGTCTGCCAGTTTGGCATCACGATCAGGATCCATTGCTAGTGCTTTGTAAATGCTTTCCACAGTCATCAATTGACTGCGTTTGTACTGTGGAGCCAGCATGATGCCAGCGGCTTGATCTGGATCCATTGTGATCATCCGATCTGTTTCGCGACTGATAATGCCCTTGGCCGAGGCTTTGAGTCCCAGTGCTTTGGCAATGCTTGACATCAGCACATTACGGAACACACCTTTGTAGGCTGATCCTGTGCCACCGCCCAGCCAGAATGTGCCCCATTCCAAATTGGGCATGAACATAAAGTCTGTTTGTACGTAACCACGCTTGGGGTCACCTTGTATGGGTGTTTTAAAATGCACCGCTTCGCCTGTGAGTTTTGTCCAGTCTTTAGGATCTTGTTTGTTTTTTGTGGCCCAGGCATCCAGTTGTCCTTTGAGTTCGGCCTTGGTTATTTCATTGGCATCCACAGCAAGGTCTAGATCACCAGAATCAGGTTTCTTGCCTGTTGACCCCAGCCACTTGACGGGAATACCGTTCTCATCTCGATCATGTGATAAATCAAGACCTGTGACTGTCTCCAGCCAGGCCACTGTGCCGGCGATATCTGCTTGTTTGATGCGTTGTGTTAGTGGCCGACCTTGTGCATCTTTGAAAACATTGCCGCCCTCGTATAGGTTCATTATATGTCCAATTTTTTCTTTTGTTCTTCTGCAGCTTTTTTATGTGCAGGATTTTTAGAATCATAAGGAACAAAAACACCATCACCTAAATCAACTTCAAATTCCGTTTCTGCTCCTCCTGCTTTGGCTCTGACAGAGGTACCACCTGTGCCCTGACCAGCATCACGAATTGCTATGGCCTGTGCAGGAGCAATACCATCACGTCCTAAACTTTGCCAGGCCTGTTGAACGTTTGCTGATTTGTCCATGGTACCTTGGAATATGGTATCAATAGCACTGTCAATGTCTTGAACCACCTGCATGGCTTGTGCTTTGGTTGTGAGGTCTTGGCCCATTTGGGTTGGCAAGTTTTTGTATTGGGGTGGCTGTGGGTATTGCGGATAGACAGCAGAATTCACAAGTGCAATAAGTTTTGCTTTTAAAGAATTTTGATCGCCTGTGGTCATTTTATCCACACCAGTAGGAGGCGCACTGGTAGCAGGATCTGTACTCTGTGCCAAGGTATCTTGTACTGCTTTGGCCCAGTTTTTCTGCATGACTGGAATCAAGGTCTGCACTTGTTTTTGGGCCTGTGCTAAT